TGATGTAGTATAAGGGTCTCCAAAGGATACTCCCATTCTAATTCTAAGTTGATTTGTAAATACAACCAATATTCTCTCTCTACCGATAAGATTTGTAATCTTTCTCATCGCCTTTGATATAATAATTGCTTTTTGAGTTGCATAACCCGCTTGGTCATAATCAGCTGCCATCTCTACTTTAGTAGTAGCCGCTGCTACTGAATCTACTACTATTGTAACCAATCTATCTTTTTGAGTTTTTCTGATTGATTCTATGATTGAATCCATCGCATCAAAGATATCTTCTACTGCTTCCAAAGGTACATAAAGTAACTTTTTAGTATCGACTCCTAATGCTTCTAAGAATTCTTGGTTAATTGCATTCTCTGTATCAATATACACTGCCATTCCACCCATCTTTTGGGTATTTGCTAATGTATGTGCTGCTAACAGAGATTTACCACTCGCTTCTAGCCCCGTAACCTCAACAATCCTTCCAACAGGAAATCCACCATTAGGTCGATTTGATATAGCTAAATCTAACATATCATCTCCTGTAGACACCCACTCAGTTAAGTCGGTGGGTGTCTGCTCGGAGCCATCAAGGAAGTAAGCTACTTTTGATTGTCCTTTGAACTTTTTGTTCAGGTTATCTGCTAAAATCGATGATAATTCATCACGATTTGTTTTAGCCATAGTAACTTATTTTAGTTGTTGAATAAATCCTCAAATGCATCTTTTACATCTGATTTAGGTGTATTACCTACAGCGGCAGCTGGTGCTGATTGTGTAGTGTTTTGAGTAGGTTGAGCTTCCTCTTCCTTATTATCCTCACCAACTGAACCAGTTTCCATCCAAGTTTCTAATAAACCTTTCATATCATCATAAGTATATTTCTTAAACATACCTGGTAATTCAATTTGGTCTTTTACTGATTCTAATACAGTCTTATCTTCTGTAATAGCGGTTTGGTTTGGTTTAACTCTGATATAAGTTTCAGGATAGTTCTTACCTAACTCTTTAGCGGTTTTAAACTCAACAGTGATATCTCTACCATTTGTTGGGTCTGTTAAATCACCATAGTCTGGGTCTGCGAAGAAAGCAAGTAGTTCTTGATACACAGTCTTACCAAATCCCCAAAATTTGATTCCTTCAGATTCCTCACCTCTAACGATAACAGGAACATAAGTTCTCATTTTCGGAGTAAGTTGTTTTGAAAGATTCCAATCGTTTCTATCACCAGTCGATTTCAATTGGTCAGCGAACTCCACTAATGGGTCTGCTTCACCATGTGTTTGAGGTGATAAAATATTCTTACCACCAAAGTTGTAGTGGAAAAATAATTCAATGAATGGATTTGATGGATTGTGAACGTAAGGTACTATTCTTACTTGTTGTTTACCAGGTTTTGGTTTCCATAGGTTGTCAGTCTTTGTTGTTTTCGTTTGTAGACTGTCCAAACGGTTTCGGATTGCATTTAAGTCAATTGCCATAATTTACCTTTTTTTAGTTATTAATTAATTATTATTTATCAAATATACGAAAGTTTTTTCAAACTTCCAAGTAATATTTCACTTTTCTTTTCAACACCACTATTTAATCCCATGTGTTGATATGGTTACAATATACGAAAAATATTTTAGACCACCAAATTTATTTACAACAATCACATTGATTGTTAGAACCACAAGATGAGTTACACTCTACTTTTGATTCACAAATACATTCTGTGCAGTTACAATTTTCCATATAATTCTCTTTGTATATAAATATTAAAATTTTTTAGTTAACATCAACTATTCTGAATAATTTTGTTGTCATTATCTTATAACCTTCACCATCAGTTAGAATCATTGAATTTTTATAATCATTCCAATTTATTTGGTATTTTTTATCTTCTACCCCACCATTAAGTTCTTTAATCAATCGGTTTAATGCGTTGATTGTGTACATAGCGTTATAATCTTTCTTACGATGTACCATAATGGTATTTGGTAAGAATTTATTTTCATTGTTTGGTACTATATTATAACTAATAACTAATTCTTTAGATGGTTCTAATTTCAGTATGAATATTTTTCTACTGAATAGTTCATATCCATCGAATATCTTAGTTAATAAACCCTCAAACGAAGATTCTGTTGTAAAAGTACATAATAGTTGCGTTCTCACTCATTCTCTCCGTATTTACATATCTTTTCTATCACTATTAAAACTAGCGATTAACCCACCCGCTCTACTATCGTATGCTCTCCATGTGAATTTCCAATTCTTTGGATTATCTGTACCATCTTCAGCAGTATCGGTATGAGATTCATATTTACCATCTTTAATCTCTTGATGATTATGTTCAATAACATCTAAACCATTACTGGTTTTTAATGTTGATACAAATGTTAGTGCACTGACCATAGATGCAGGGTTTTTCATCATTATTTTTGCGTTATCATTACCTACTATAGATTCTAATTTATCACTATCAATGTGTTCTTCCATTTTTTTAGCTAAATTTTCTTCTAATGCTAAAATTTCTTTCTTTTTAACATTTAATTGTTTCCATGCTGGTGGTTTACCTGAACTTCTCTTTGGTTTTTGTTCATAATCAATTTCTTTTTTTAATTTTTCAATTTCATCCAAATTTTCTCTAATTACAGAGAATAGTTTATCACGGTCTTTTATTGTATCACCTAATCCACTTTCATCTACAATTTTATTCATCTTTTCATCATCTCGGATTATTTCATTCTTTACACCGATATCATATCCATCATCACCAGGTCTACTATGTAATCTATCTCTGTACTCTGTGTCTGGATGATATTTTTGATATTGTCCTGTTTCACCTGGAAAACCAAATGAACCATACTTACCACTTCTACCATACTTCACACTTACGGATGCAACTCTTTCTACTTTACCACCATCACGAGTCACTTTTAACTTATCACCACTTGGGAATGAACCATCCGATGGTAGGTAAACTTCTTCACCATTCGCAACTTCAGTATCATATAATGCAAACTCAGCGAGATTTTTCATCATAGCACCAGCTAATGTAGGACTTTCGGTGTTTATTGATTCTGCCATAACAGCATATGAATCTCCAATTGCTTGTGCCGCTTGTTTAGATGGAATTTTCATTGTTTTAATGATATTTTCCATATTTTTTTGATGTTGTTCAAGTGATTGACGTACCTTTGGATTAACATTTTCTGTTTTTTCTAACTCTTCTAACTTACTTATTGTTTTTCTAATAGAGTTATTTTCATCCAATGATTGTTGCAAGAATGCTTTTGAGTTTTTACCACCACTTGGGTAAATTAAATTACCACTTTCATCAGTTGGTCCAAATACTTGATGAAAGTTTGGATTCAATCTATCATATGGTGATTTACTAAATAATTCTTTTACATTTTTATCTTCAGTTGCTGTACGTTTAGTTTCTAAATCTGGTTTAGATGTAGTAGTAACGGCCTGTTTTACATCTACACCCTTTGCAGCACCTTTAAGTGGTTCACCTAATGAGTTTTCAACTGTATCTTTTATAAATTGAGTTGCTTTGTTTGCTCCTAATATTTTTCTAGCTTCAAAGTTAATATTTCTCATATAAACTTTCTTACCATTTGAACTAATAGTTAATCCATATTTATCTACCATCTGTTGAGCTATTTCTTTAGATGGACTAGAACTTAATTTTGTAAAATCATCTTTAAAATTATCAAATAATTTTTTATCATCATCACTCATATACAGTAACCCATCTCTAACTGATGATTGAGAACCATTAAAAATCTTTTCAACTTCTTTTGGAGAATTTGTTGTGTTCTTCTTACCGTCATCCGATGATTTATCTGTAGATTTTTCTTTCTTAGATTTTTCAATTTCACCTTTAGATGGTGCAATGTGAGTTTCAGGATTTGCTTTCTTTACTGTGTAAACCGAACCTGATTTCTTATTCTTAACGTAAACATCTTCTTTTTTTAATTTGTCTTTTTCGAGAGCAGTGAGAGCACCTTTTTTGAGATTTTTGATAACTTTTTCTTTACCATCCCCAGTATCAGGTCTTTCTTTATCTGTTGAATCTTTTTCTTCATCTTTTTCTTCTTCTATTGGTTCATCGTATTCTATCGCACCATCTTTATCATCATCTTCATCACTATGTAAATGAGCAGATACTGCAGTATCGTTTTGTCCCACTTGCATACCTGATTCTCTATTTCCACCTAAATGAAAATTAGTAGGAGTTTTAACTGCTGATTCTACGATGTATTCGATTACTTCTGAATCGAAATCGTATTCTTCTTTTAATATTTTTCGTAAACCATCTATGGATTGTTCTGATAATGGATTTGTGAGGTTTGTTCCAACTTCTATCCACCATAACCTAGCTAGTTCGTTAAGAAATTCTTTCATATTGTTCCGTTTATTTCTATATTGATAGGTTTCATCTCTGAATAACTATCTCCGATTTCTACTTTTGTAGGAAAACTATTCCCTTCTATAAGTATCTTTAAATTCTGTAAACTATCAAATTCATCAGAATGCATATCTAATAAATATGAATCATAAGTATATAAAACCATTTTTGAGTGTTTATCTTCTAAAAACTCCATTACTTTACTTAAAATCATCATATTTAACTCTGTTTCAGTTGCCTGTAACATATAGTTGAATAATTTGTTAGCATTCATATCTCTAAGGTTAGATTTTGATAGTTTTCTACCCAATGGAGTTTCAACCCAACCCCTACGATTAAATTCCATCCACATTTTATCAATTTTGTGTGAAACTTTTGAGAATAAAGGAATATGTAGATATTCCGTTTGTACTCCACCATACAATTGTCGGAATGTGATGGCTTTTGAATCACCATAGGATACTCCATACATATCTGCTAAGGTTTGGTGTCCACTTACATCCATTGGTATTGGTTCACCTACCATTTTACCGATAATACGAGGATGATAAGCATCATAATCGAATTGTACCAACTTACCCCCTTCGAACCTACTAACAAATCTATCCCTACTACCATCTTCTTTATTAAGAGCTGCATAATTTACACCACCCCAATTGTTTGAAGGACGTGATGTTGTTGTGAACGGATGATATTGAGTCCACTCTAACCCATTTGGAGTATGTATCCCATTTCGTTCTACTAAGTGTAATGGCTTTATATAGAAATTTTCAAATTTCTTCACACAATCGAAATATTCCCCACCCAAATCGTAATACTGTAGGAATTCATCCTTCACATCTCTTATTGATTCTATGTGTTTTGATATAGGAATAAGATTGTTAACACCTTTGAGAGTATTGAATCTACGATGATAAAAAAGATGTGTTGGTGTTAGATTAGATTGTAGTGGGGAATTCGATTGTAAATATTTTACTAAACTCGCATCATAGGAGTTTGGTATCTGTAGAATGTTTAAGAACGATTTGTTGTCGTATATATATGATTCTTTGAAATTAAACGTAAACTTATCTAATGTAGTTGAATGGTTATCAATATTTTTTAAGTTGATTAGAACCTCTCTATCGTTGGTTATATCGTATATATACAACATAGATAACCCATCATTATGTGGGTGCACAGATATACTCTCCCATATAGGGTGAATATATACCTTATCCATTGTGATGTTACCACTACTTAGAAATTTAACCATATGTAAATATACGAATTTATTTTGAGTTATCCAAACAAACCGTACATTCTTTTCCTAAATGT